TATGTTTGCTAGGCATATTTACAAGAATGTGCGACAATGCCAATTACATACTAAAACAAGTTTGCTTGTAACTAATATACGAACTTCACATTTAATAGGATTGAGTGGTAATATCGCATTGATCAATAAACATCAATTTCAACATACGGATGGATGCATACTTTTTGTAGCTCAACCTGGAGAAGAAATTGTTCCTGGTAATAAACAAATAGAAGTTGTTATAAACACACACAACACCTTGGATATAGGAGAAGATATGATGTTAGTGGCACTGGGACCAGTGCAATTTCGTGATATAATAAAGCATTTTCCAGATAAATTTTTAGATGGTCAAATCAAAGGATTATTTAATAAGCAAGATGTATTTTCCTTTCCTGTGGCAGGATCTACTCCATTTGTTGATACTATAACAAAAGTAGCCTTTTCTCTTAGTCATGTGCGTGAATATGTATCTCATCACCAAGATGGTATGTGTGGATTGCCCCTACTCGGTACTATGGGTAAGGGTTGTTTAATTCTTGGAATCCATTCAGGTGGTATGGATGATAAAGGTTATGCAACTTGTGTAGAACGTGGCACTTTAGAATCTAGTATTTTTGCTCTTAAGAAGACTCTTAATCGTAGTCCTATATTGTCTGAAGCCGCTTGTAATATTACTCTTGAAATGCCAGTACGTAAGTCGATGATGCATTATGAGGACTTACGTGGATTAGAATATATGGGCAAAGTTCCTGGTGCCGTGTTAGCGCAACAAAAATCTAAATTGCAAAAAACAGGCATGGAGGGCCTTATGGAAGATATAATAATTGAAGATCTGGACTGTGTTGGGTATGATAAATGCGGCAAACCAATGATGGGTCCTGCCGTCGTAGATGGTGAATATTTATCACCATTTAATATCTCTATGCGAGGATGTAAAACTACGCATAAACCATTGGATGCTAAGATTATGGATAAAGTAATAGACACAATTGTAAATAGGATATGGAATCGGCTTAAACACAAACAAGCAAACCCTTTAACATTACATCAAGCCTTGAATGGAGTCAGTAGCGATGCATTCACAAAAGGCATAAATGCTAACACAAGTGCGGGTTTTGGGTTTACAGGTCTCAAAAACGCATATATATCAATTGACGAGAATAACGTCAAACATGCAACTGCTGATCTTGAACTGAGAGTGTCATCTATTATTGACACATATTTAAGTGCACAAAGTGTGGCTCCCGTATATGACGCTAGTTTAAAAGATGAACCTAGAAAATTAAAAAAGTGTAGGACCGGAGAGACACGGGTCTTCTTTGGGGCACCACTTGATCACTTATTAGTCAGCCGTATGTTTTTAAGTCCTTTTTACACAGCAATGGTTGAAGATAATGAAACCTTTTGCTGTGCAGTAGGCATAAACATGTTGTCATCATCAAGTACTATTGCCCGATTACTTGAACATCTTAGTATTATTGAAGGAGATTATAGTAAGTTTGATAAAGTCATACCCTTTGATGTGTCATGGGCCGCATGTACAATTATGTGGAAAATATTCAAATTGTTAGGGTATAATGAGTCGGCAATGAAAGTGATTGAGGGACTATTGTCTGACAACTTATTTGTACTCATCTGCATATTACAAGATCTATTGAAAATAGCAGGATTACAACCATCTGGGAAATATGGCACTGCAGAAGATAATTGTTTGAAAAATTTGATAATGATTATTTATGCGTGGTATTTGCACCCGGATTTAGCTAATATTAATGTTTTTGATTGCATCGTACCTGTAACATATGGAGATGATGTGGCCATAGGAGTGCATTCCAATGTTTCAAGTATTTTCACTCCCGCTTATTATGCAGATATTTGTAGGACTGAATATGAAATATCATTTACAGATGCCAATAAAAATACTATATTTGACTTTAAATCCATACATGAGGTATCATTCTTGAAAAGGACATTTGAATTTGATGCGTTATATGGCACATGGTTTGCGCCATTGTCAAAAGATTCTTTGGTTAAAATGCTCAGTTGGACTATACCATCTCCTTATATGTCGAGTGCGGAACAGTTCACATCTGCTCTGTCCAGTTTTTGTTGGGAATTGGCAATAATAGTTAGAAGTGAACATAAATATGATACGATTGTTAATAAAGTCAAGAATGGTGCTATTACTCATCGATTAATTGGAGCAGAAACACTTACTCCACGATATGATGATATAATAAAAGTGATCTTGTCTAATTAGCA